AAAGCAGAACTCTTAGCTACCCAGCCTTCTGAGGTTGGTTTTTTGTTTTCATCGTCCACTACAGTAGTGGATCTAACCCCGGACTTACCGTCAGCAGGTTGGTTTACGAAAGAATATTCCTTAAAGGAAATGTCTTGCATATCTATGAATGCAAGCTTGCCTTTGTAGACTTGACCTCTACGATACTTAGGAGCAGCTGGTCTTCCTGATGCGTTCTCGGTAGCGAGATCTTCTCCGGAAATGGAACAAACTGCTTTTCCTGCTCTACCGCCAACTGAACCAGTAAGATATCTCTTATCGAGGATCTTTTGTGCAGCAACTGGATCTGTAATTGCAACTTGCAATCTCACGAAAGGACTTCCGTCACCTTCTTTATCCATCTTTGCTGCCATAACACGACCAATAGGCTCTGTGTTGAGATCATGGTTCATGATGATTGGCTTAGGGTATGGCTCAACCCAGGACTGCAAGGCTTTTTCAAGCTCTACAGCGGAATAGTTATTGTAATTAGAGGTCAATCCGTTCATGGATTGCAGCAACTTCAATAATTAAGCCATAGTTAGCATTAAATGATTCCGAGAAATTATAGTTGCTCTCGCTGATATCTGGAAGTTGAACTGTAAAGTTCTCCGTGAATTCAAAAGTCATTTATTTGTTCTCCCTAAAGAGCAGTTTAAACTAAACATTATAGTAAGTTAAGTTATTATAAACTAAACATTCTTATATAAGAATATCATACTTTAGATAAAGATTGCAACACATCTTTATGTCTTGGATCACCATTTTTAATAAAATCATTAAACATAGCTTTACTCATAATATGAGGGGCATACATGTAGGATGCACTAAACAGTTTATATCCCATTTTTGCACAGTTCCCAGACCAACCAAGATCTTCTCCCTGTTCATGTATTTGATAGTTTATATTTTGATACACATTTTTTGACATCATTTTTGCAGCCATTATAATGTCTGACTGGAAGTAAGTCCCTAAAGGAAAGTTATCAATTCTCATTGCCTTTTTGCCTACTTCGCCAATCCACTTCATGACGCTAGGGAATCTCATTCCTACAGGAGTCATAAACATAAGTGGACTTACGGCATCTGCCCCATCTTTTATATGGGCTATTAATAACTCAATAGTGCTTGGATTAGTTAATAAGATATCTGAGTCTAGACTAAAGAAATAATCAGGCTCATATTCTCTAACTTTATTTAAAAGAATATTTCTTAAGTTAGTCATATTCTCATATTTAGATATAGTCCATTGACGCATTCCTTCTTCGTGGGAAGAATGGTTCAAGGTATCTGCCGATATAAAATCTACAAAAGGAATTTCTGGATGGACTGATTTCCATCTTTCAATCATAGCTATAGTCCCAGTATCATCTTTACTTCCAACAAAAACAAAACCTATTTCACTTAATGGGAAAGATTGATTTTCTATGCAAGATGCCCAAGCTGGGAATATCCATTCCCTATCATATATAGGGCAACCTATAATGAGTTTCATTTTACTTTTCGGTAGCAGCTTCTTTGGGAGCAACTTTGTTTCTAGATTGAACTTCTTCTTCTTTTGTAAGAGGCTTTGATTCTTCAACCTTAGGCACTTCTACAGGCGCGGGTACGTCTGCAGGAGTGATAATTTTTTCAACGACAACAACATCTTCTTTTTGATTAGCGGCTTCAAGTTCATCGATCTTGTCTGCAAAAGCTACAACAATATCAACTAGGATTTGTAAGCCTAGTCTAGCTTGGCCATTATCTACTGCGGTTAAGAATGCATCGATTGCATTGTCACCGTATCTCATTTGCTTGCCTATTTCTGATTCAATATACATTAATCTACCTGTTCGTTTCGTTCGACTGTTTCGTCTTGCTCATATACATTATACTCGTCTTTGAGTGCATTTTCAATCATTGGGAGCCAAGAAAGATCAGATCTTCTTATATTAGGAGAAGTTCTTCTGCCCTGTTGATTTGCTGGACGAATTACGTTACCAGCACCTTTTCTCTTTGACGGCAGGTTCTTCTGTCCCTTAGGAGCAGGTTTTTGCTTATCTGAATTCTGAGCCCCTGCTGTTACTGGAGGAGCATTATCTGCTACAACTTCTGCCTGATTTTTTGCTATCTCCATTTGGATATCAGCTTGAATGCCGGCGAACAATTCATCTCTATCATAATCTGGATCCATACCAAGTTGTACTCTAGCTTCAGGTAAAGTGATTGTAGAGTTAGTATATTTCTGTATTATGTGAGTTTCTTTTTTAACTTGCGTATCAACATCAATCTCATTAAATTTAAAATAACATCTATCAGAAACGCCTGTTTCCATTGGGTTTACGATTGGATCGAATCCGCCTTCAAATAATAATTCATTGAAGAAATGTAATCTAATCATCTCAGACATTTGCTTCTGGTATTGTTTAACCTTGTCATACAGTGCAGTGTCTAATCTATCGGTCATAGCTCTATTGCCACCGTTCATAGACATGCCTAGGTGATGAGGTGCTACTCCAAGTCCAATAGCTACTCTTTCCTTAAAGTGATTCAAATAACCTTCAGCATTGAGCGAAGCGTTGTTTGCCCCTATAACTTCTACGTCATGTCTAAATGGAAGAATTAATCCACCTTCAGCTCGCATGCTTTCTATCTCAGAAGATGCTCTTTCGATTTCCTCGGGCTCAGCTGGTTGATCGGCTGTTCCAATCTTATATTTATAAAGAGGGAATAGTTCTCTATGGACTAAGTTTTGAATGTCTTCTTCAAGTTGTCTCAAAGCAATAATATCATCTAGGGCTGCACTGATAAATGGAGTGCCAAATGCACGTCCAGTCTTCTTGTCAAAGTGTAAGTGAATTACCTTCTCAGCGTCCCATACAGGGTCTCTATCCGTTGGCATATAGGTCCAGGGGTTGGTCTGCTGTCTATAAGCCTTAGGCTTGTTGTGCTTGTCTCGCAGGATCCTAACCTGCTCGGTTGGAATAATGTAATATCCAACAATAGGTTGAGTGCCGTTTATTGGTGTTAAAGGAGTAGGGAAGTACTGAGACATGTCAGCTCTTGCCTTAACTATAAAAACATTGGAGAACTTAATTAGATGATCTGTTACCTCAAGAAGGAAATCGCTAAATGGTCTCTTCATGGCTATTTCCATAAAGTCTATTCTTTGATTAATATATGCAACAGCCTCTGGATTTTCTCCAGTAATCTTCCAGCCTTCTTTCCAAAACAACTCCTTGTACTTAAGCATTCCTTGCTTGGCGTAGGAGTCTGTATCTAGGGCTTGTAATATTCTTTCAAAGTTATAGGGCGATGGTTCAAAGGTAGCCCTAACGTTGTAGTAATAAGTTGTGCCACGAAAGCCCAAAGCCAAGGACGCTGGTTTAAGCGCCTTGGATAAAGACTTGACCTGATCTGGTTCTATGGACTTTGCTAGAAAATCGGCAGAACTATTCTGGACAAATGGAAGATAATCTTTTAAAGCCATTTATATTCTCCTGTTTAAATATATAACTTAATAGTAGTATTTAAAACTACAAAGGAGAAGTTAGCTATTGAGCTTGTAATTCTGTAGCCTCAAAAGCTCTTTTGACGATAAGAGCCTTAACTGACTCGAGCCAAAAAACTGTTTCAGCTTCGTTGAAATCACTCTTGTAACCAAGGTTTTGATCACTAATGGTAATAGTAATTGCAAAATCCTTTTTAGGTTGTGCTGGTGCTTCTGTCTGTATTTCTACTGGTGCTTCTTCTGCTGTAGCTTGTACTTCTTGTGACATTATTTTACCTTTTCATTTGGATTGGTGGGGGTTTCAAATTCATCAACTGGCGCTTGTGTCTGTGCTAGTTGCATAGTTAGTTGTTTTATTGCAGCTTCTTTAACTACAAGTTCTGTTATCAGCTGACTTACTTTTTCTTGAAAAGCCTGCATGATCAGATTGATGTCTAAATTTTGTTCATTCATAACAAGTATTATATCAGACGAGATTCTAGTTCTTCAACTTTACTAGATAATTCTTCAATTCTTTTATTTTGGTCAAGACTTGCAGCAATAAGGACTCTACAAAATTCTTGATAATTAATCTGCAAATAACTATCTTCTTCATTCCCAATAACCATGTTTGGAAAAATAGTTCTTACCTCTTGAGCAATCAAGCCTACTTCTTTTTCTCCAGTTGGCGCATATGTGCCTCCGACAAAAGGTTTTTTATCATTGTATTCAAAATCATAAGCTTTTAAAGAATAAAATTTATTTAAATGATTAGAAACATTTTCATTTATATTATCTTTAATTCTTCTGTCTGAAGCGGCAGCGGTGCTCCATAATCTAACTGCACCATTGTCGCTATTCACCAAAACATACATATAAGAATTATTTGAATAAGCAAAATTTAAAGAAAAATTATAGTCGCTTGGCATATTGGTATAAACCGCACTCGCGGCAGGGAATCTTATTCCACTAAGGCCGCTAACAATGATACTGTCAACGGTAACTGAACCAGAACTAACTGCAATCTGTCCATTTGTATCGTTATTTCCTGCTCTAATATAAGTTACACCTCCAGCACCACCGCTCAGAAATGTATTAGTTCCATCAGATAAAACACAGTATTCTGAGGCAGACATATTAGTTGTAGCAAGAGACATATAGTTAGAACTTGCGGTCCATGAGCGCATTGAAAGTCCACCATCAACTCCTGCTACTTGCACTACATTCTCAGCACGAATTGTTGCAGGGCAATAAAAGTTCTTGCCGTTATAAACACGAACCCATGTACTATCTTCCATGAATATCCCGCCACCGTATGTTTGATTGTACCAACCAGTAGCACCGGTAGAACGAAACCATCCATTAGCAGAAACTGAGCCTGCATCTGTTATCCCAGTTCCACCTACTGCTACAAATCCAGCAGTAGTCAAGTTTCCATCTTGATACACTCTAAATTTTGAAGAGTTATTTTCAACAATTTCGATACCAATGTTCCCAGGAGCACCCTCGCTGCTTCCAAGAGTCATATATCTATTTATTGTTGGAGCACCACTACCGTATCCAGCAAGCCTAGCAACTTGAATATATTCACCCACTAAATCAGTTCTATGCCTCATATTGGCATGACCCCCAGAAAGGGGCGAGGAATATACGGATATATCTCCATAGTCCAAGATTTCCATATAGTTTTGTGAGTTATAGCCAATGCTATTCATTCCAGATGCACTGATATCAAAAGGTCCAATTCTTCCAGTTGTTGCTTTAATTGCACCAGCTGCTGTTACATAGAAAGGGTTAGTGCTAGTATTGAAAGTTCCAGCTCCAGACCATATATTTCCATTAGCATCAACGTGAAAAGAACTACTATCAAGTCCGCCAATATCAAGCGTAGAACCACTAATTGATCCACCAGTAATAGCTGGCGTTGTCATTACTGCACCCGTAATGCTTACGCTTGTAGCGGTTAATGAACCCGTATTTGAAACTTTAAAAGGAGCACTAGCGTAAGTGCTAGCCCCTAACCACATGTTTCCGTTAATATCAACATGAAACGACGAGGCGTCTAATCCACCTATGTCTAAAGATGTTCTTACTGTTAGGTCATTAAATTCTGCATCCCCAAGACCTGTTATTTTCCAACCAAGCGATCCTGCTGAATAGTTAGAAGATTTTATTATAGAGTTAGCGCCATTGAGTGTTATCTCAGCTGCGCCAATTGTTCCTGTTGTAATTTTTGCTGCGGTTAAACTACCAATAAACTCTTCATCGATTAATGGCGTATCTGTGCTGGTCTTTTTAATTAAGGTCCATGGACCGGCGTTGGTAGATGTGTCTATACCCCTAATTGCCCCATAGTAGGAAACTGCAGAAGTTGTAGAGGTTGTAGAGGTTGTAGTACTATTTTCTACAGATACCGTAAATACATTAGCTAGATTAAAACCTTCACGGTAAGGTGTTATTGTTCCAGAATTAATACTTACGTTTCCATCTAATCTATAATATCCCGGATTAGCTGGATCTGCTTCTACTTGATCTTCTGTATAAAGTCTATATTCATATGTAGCTATATCTAAATCCTCAGAATTATCAAAAACAAACATAACGGTTTGGAAAGATGCATATAGCTCAAGATTACTTATAGCGGTCGGGATTGTACTGTCTTGAGGAACTCTAAATTGAATAGTATCTACATAGTCAGATACTATATTTAGTTCTGGGTCTTTAGCCCTTACTGTTACTAGGTAATTTTTTCCGTGGTTTTAAATCTTGTACGGTTCTTTTTATGATGGCCATTATCGTATTCCCCCTACTGTAATAAAAGATAAATCTGGATTAAATTCTTCTTTTTCATAAATTAATTTATAATTAGGAGAAAACATATATTTGTCTATTTTAACAGAATTAGACTGAGACATTATATTTTTATCTGTTAAAGTTTCAATTTCAAATATATATTTTTTATATTCTAAATTAGAATTTTCATATAAAATTTCAGATTCCAATAACATAGAATTATAGCAGTCTACTTCTGTCCAGTCTAAAATAACATTTTTTGATATAGAGTTATCGTCATATAAAGATAATATTCTTATCCTGAACTTACCAGAGCTAGGCCCTTTTTCTCCATAAATTTCAAAACCTGGACCATCAAAAATGCCAAAAGCTTTAGCTCCTGGGGTTAATGAATAGTTATCTTCCCAATCAGTTCCGTTATTGTATAAAGCTAATTGATAACTCTTGGTAGAAGAACTAGTAGCTGAGTATGTATATGATGAAAAACTAGCAACATCTAAGTCAAAAAAAGCACCTTGTGCGTATATTACATCTTGTGGGTTATCTACCATTTTATAAACAATTTTATCATCTAAAGTAATAAATTGCTGCAAGTACTTAAGGTAGTCTGTTCCATAATAAATAGAATAAGACATAGAGCTTTTTGTGTTTTTTGCATGTTTTTCTGCGGCTTGAAAATAAACTAAACTGTTGCCAGAAGTCGCACTATCAATGGCCTTACTTCGAACAACTGTTCCAGCGACATCAGATTCACTGTCTTCATAAACTACAATATATGAATCTTGGGTTGTCTCAACCCCTAAAGTTTCATTATAATATTTATTTACAGACTTAGTACCTAGGTCAACATATACAACTTCACCGGCTTCAATGTCTTCTTCCAAATCGTCTATTAAGACTCTTCTTCTCAAGGGGGGCGCGGCATACTGAAGTGTAGCTGGATCGTTTGTTATTGTGCTTATTCTTAGACTCAAATCTGAAGTAGATATAACTACTCCAGAATTAGTGCTTTTTACGTATTGAAACCAACTCATATTAAATCTCTACGTACACAATTTCATATTCATATATACCATCTATTTCATCTGGAATTTCAATATTTAAAACAACATCAACTACCGGCACTCCACCAGTCCTTATGTCCGGAACAAAAGAACTAACAGTTACTTGCATTTCGCCAACTGTACTTTCTCCAAATAAATCAGTCTCTTCTCTAGGGGAGCTATAATCTATATCCGTAGACCTTATTCGCATAGAACCATCTTCTCCCGTATGCGCGTGAGCACTCAGGTCTACTCCGTCTATAGTTACTTTGTCTGCAACTTCTATGTTTCCAAATATAGCTCCACCAGATCTCATTAAGTATTGAGGATGGCTGTCTTCCGACAAATCATCTAGCAGACCGTGGCTTGACTTTAGGGTTTGATTCCTGTTCTCGTCTATAATTACTCTATCAAATATACTTGATGTATTATCTTCTTTTACTTCAATCAATATCTTAGGTCTTGTGCTAGCTTTGGCGGACAATTGATCTATGTAGCTAATATACTTTTTTCTTTGTAAATTTAAATTAACTAATCTGTCAAACTTACTTCTAAGATTAGACCTTCTTTGTATCATATCGGAAAGTATGGAGCCAAAGTTTCCTTTAAAAGCATTTACTGCAGTAATAATCTCTTCTGCCAATACTGGAGCTTCACTTCTTAGATTGGTTGTTTGTATGTCTAATTCCAATGGGGCTGAAACATTTGATTTAAATTTTAATGAAGGGCTTACATATCTTTCATAGAAAACTTGACTGTTATCCATTAGTTCTTTCTTTAAAGAAAAAAGCACATTATCTATACCTTCAGTATAGGAGGCTACTCGAATCGAGAAAAAAGCTTGGAATTGAGCGGCTTGTTTTTTTGATACATAATCCACTTCGGAACTTGAGAGATAATCTTGTCCTTGCGCGAGTTGGTCGGCAATGACTTTCGTATAGTGCGCTGCCATCTCTGCCCATGAAAAGTAGAATGAGGCTGCTTGCTGCTGTGATTCATCTTCATAAATATCTCCAAAATCGTAAGTTAAAGAATTCTTAATATAATTTGCTTCATGCAATAATAGTTTTAGAAAATATCTAAAATCAAATAAATGAACAAAAACCGAATGAGACATTAATCTGTCATAGTCTTTTACAAATTTTCTACAACCTCTGCACCCGTGTTTTTCTGCATACAAGTATTGAGAAAAAGAAACGTACTCTGGATAGATTACATTTGATAAATGATTCTCTAAATCTGGAGCTTCTATGTATTGCCCAGTAGTCTCATCGAAATACTGGCTTCCACCAATGTACATAACTCCTTCTTCCCCACTGTCAGTTACTGTTGAAGGAGGAAAGTATTCTTCTACCAAAGTCCTATTATTGGTATTTAATTCATCCCATATATGGAAATGAGAATCCTCAAGACCTGGATCTAAATATGGATTTAAATATACATTCTTTAAATTTTGTTCGTATGTTGAAAGTAGCTGTGTAATATCTTGAACAACTATCCCCATTCTATTTTTTACGGCTTGAAGAGGAACTGTATAAGGTTTAGTCCATGAATAAGTATTATAATTTTCTAGATCATTAAATCCTTGATCTTGCCTTCTAGCATACGCGTCTTGGCTCGTTGAATTACTAGAACCTTCTGCTACTTTATAGTCATTAAATACGGAACTATCTCCGCTTTGTAATTCTTGAGATCTATTAATTGACATTATTAAAACATCTTTCTTGCAATTTTTTTGGCTGATCTTTTAGTCCTCATGCCAGGATTTGCATTTATTTCTGAAGTTCTATTTTTAACTGGAGAAACATCAGCTGAGTTTTTATCTACATCTGCTATATCGTCTAGTCCCATTTTAGGCATAAAGAAAGTATTGGAAAATGATTGAGTGTTTTGCGCAAAATTCATCTTATGAAACTCGCCATAGTTCTGGGTTATAGCTAGCAACGCTAGCATTAGTGCATCGTGTGCGTGATCCACTGCTGAACCGCCAGCTTCAAAAACTGGTCGACCAGAAGATGTGGTCCTAATTACTATATAGGAAATCAATTGCATGTACATTTCTTCATCTTCTATTGGAAATAATATAACTTCTTTTTCCAGGTATTGCCTTAAGTTATCAACCATGTATGGTTTAATTTCTTTTTTAATAGGAAGTTTCGTATACGGATCTCTTACTTCGATAGTTTCCCCAAAGCTAATACCCTTAACTCGTTCTCTTAATTGAGACTTAGGATTTTCCATACCATATTTATGAAGCAGTTCTACTTGAACCTCACCAAAACCACGGTCAACATAAATATGTTTAGGTTGAAGAAGTTCGTTCAATTCCACAATTCTATTGACACCTTTAGTTAATGTAAATTCAGATTTAGGTATTTCTTCCCTGTAACACATTCTGGTTTTATTTCTAAAACGCTCTTCTTCATATAGTTCATTGCAGGTTTCAAGTACAACTATGTTTGTGCCTGCGCCATATTTATCCCAGTCAACACCAATTGTAAAAAAACTTCTAGCTGAAGTAATTTCCGGATAATATTTCCA